ACGGACCAAACAACCGTTCTAAATTGTCAGAATACGGTTTGCAATTGGCTGAAAAACAAAAACTTCGTTTCACTTACGGAGTAGGTGAAAAACAATTCCGTAACTTGTTCGTACAAGCTACAAAAATCAAGGGCGGAATCCTAGGTTTCAACTTCATGCTTCTTTTGGAACGTCGTTTGGATAACGTAGTTTACCGTCTTGGTCTTGCGACTACTCGTCGTCAAGCTCGTCAATTCGTAAACCACGGTCACATCCTTGTTGACGGAAAACGTGTTGATATCCCATCATACCGCGTAACTCCAGGTCAAGTAATCTCAGTTCGCGAAAAATCATTGAAAGTTCCAGCAATCCTTGAAGCAGTTGAAGCTACTCTTGGACGCCCAGCATTCGTATCATTCGATGCTGAAAAATTGGAAGGTTCATTGACTCGTTTGCCAGAACGTGATGAAATCAACCCAGAAATCAACGAAGCACTTATCGTTGAATTCTACAACAAAATGTTGTAATATTTTATTGAATAAGATAGGCTGTAAAGCCTTGAAACTAAGCACTTTAGGCCTCTATCCTAGAGTGCTTTTTTGATTTTACTACCCTTTTAGTTACCCACAACTAATTTTAGGTATAGTAATAGGGTAGCTCCAAAACGGAGCACCCTTTTTTATTTATAAATTGCTGATAGCTGTCTCAAAGATTGAGACGGCTTTTTTTGCTCCCTCTTTGGTAGCATGGACATAAGTATTTAAAGTCATTGAGATATTAGAGTGACCTAGTCTATACTGTAAATCTTTCGCCTCTATGCCAGCGTATAGCATGATCGTAGCGTGAGTATGTCTAAAACCGTGAAAACTAATATCAGGAACGCCAGCAGCTTTAAAATGGACTTGCAGCCTCTTTCTCAGCAAGCAAGCGTAGGCGTATTTTGTGGTAAAAGGAGTAAAGACAATTCTCACAGACCGTCCTAGTTGCCATGCCTGGATTTGTTGGCGCTTTTTATATTCCTTAAGTAGTGACACTGTAGCTGTATCAATGTCAACCTCTCTTAGACCTGCTTTAGATTTAGGCGTGTTTGTTTCCTGGTATCTATTCAAAGTCTTAGAAATACTGATAATACCTTTCTTTAGGTCAATATCAGACCACTCAAGAGCTAAAGCCTCTCCGATACGGCAACCACTAGCAAGCAATGTCTTATAAAGCACGTAGTCAAAGAAATTTTCATAGCTAGACTGATCCAAGTTGTCCAGGTAGTCTAAAAATTGTTTTAGTTCCTGGTTGCTGAAAAATTTGACTTTATGCTCTTTATTTTGTTGCTTACGTGGGATAATGACATCTCTAGCTGGGTTGTGTTGGATCGCTTGCATTGTAACTCCATACTGGAGAATACGGCGATTTATATTGTTTAGAAAGCTATAGTTTGCATATGCCCCTTTTTCGCCCTTATTGGCCTTGTCAGCCCACTTATTGACTTGTTGCTGAATAATAGGAGTAGTGAGCTTATCTAGCTTGTAATCGCCGAATGCAGGTAAAATATGAAGTCTTACGATCCCCTCCATGGATTGCTGAGAGTTAGGTTTGATTGTATTCTTGTAACTCTCCCACCATAAAGCGACTAGCTCTCTATAGGTTGTAATGGTTGGTTTTTCCTTTACACTATATCCATTAGCTGCAAAAGCATTGACAGCCTCTCTAGCTTTAATTTTAACGCCCTTTTTAGTATTGGCTGTAACTGTTGTCCTAGCCTTTTTCCCTGTAAGTTTATCAACGCCTAAATAAACACTTGCACGGTACACTGTAGCACCGTTTTTCTTCTTGTATTCTGTAATATTCATAGTCATACCTTTCTAACATCAGTAAGCAAGTATGGGATTTAGTTAAGTATTTATGAATATTGTTTTTATATGGTGCTGAGAGCTACGAGAATAGCCCTATTTTCGTTTGTTTTAGGTGGGATGATAAAATTATAGCACTAATCTATAAAATCGCTTAGAGAGCGTTTCAGAGGGTTATTTGATATTATTTGTTTCTTTAGAGTTTTCTAGCTCTCTTATTAATCTATTTAACTCTATGTGCTTAATTTGAGAGTCAATGGTCGTTTGGATTGTCTTATCTAAACTAGTAGTAAAGTTTTCAAGAGTTTCTATAGTATTTATTAATACTTCGGTTTTTAGATTTCCAGATTTAGCTTTATTTTTTAGCAAGTCTAAAAGTTCCAAAATGCTAGAAATCGTATTCTGAAATAATTTTACAGACTCATAAGCGACACTTTTATTTACTTCTAGATTAGCTAGGAGCAAACTCTCCCTCTCTTTAAGCGCCGTCTCTAACTCATCATGACCTAATAAATATGGGACAGAGACTCCAAAGTGATTGGCAAGAGTCTGAGCTTGTTCATGTTTAATAGCAGGGTTTTCTTCCTTTTCCCATCTTGAGATAGTCATAGAGGTAATGCCTAGTAAATCTGCTAGTTCCTTTTGGGTGCACTTTTCCCTTGTCCTTAGTTCTTTAATTCTATTCATATTTTCATTTCCTCAATTAGATTATAACACAAAAAATAAAAAAATTAACAAAAATGTTATTTAATGCTTGCAATTAACAAAAATATTATCTATAATTTAGATATTAACAAAAATGTTAATAAAAAACGGAAAGGAGGAGGGACATGATAACTATTACAGCAAGCCAGGCTAAAGCTATCCGAAGAAAGCAGGCTGACAATATGCTTACAAACCAAGAGGTAGCTAAGCAAATAGGAATTAATCCTATCACTTATCGCAAGGTTATTCAAGGCGGAGAGGTAAAGAATAGCATTTATCAGAAAGTCATGGAATGGCTGGCAGAAGATTATTAAAGCAACAAAAAAAGCCTAAACAGTCGGCAAACTAGCAAGGCTTTTCACTTAAACAACTAAAACCAAAATAGCAAGTATGGGATTTAGTTAGGTATTTATTTAATTATATCACAAAATTGTGATTTGTGCCCAAACGAGAGAGCGCTAACTCTTTAAACTAGTTCTTATTCATGATTTCTATTTGGCGACTCAGAGCATGAATAAGAGTGGCAGGAAAGGCATTAAAAAGGTTCTATGACTTTTTCCCAATTTTGGAAGAAAGTCCTGGAGCAACTATACAAATAAAACATAATTGAGGTAAGAACATTATGGGCTTAAGTAGCAAAAATATCAAGACTTTAGGAAATCAAATCAATGACATTATACTACGTCTTGAGCTTATGCAACTTGTTAGTGACGCTTTAATTTTAGCTGAAAACAGTGGAGCAGACTCTCAAGCGTTAAAACAGAATATGTCAGATACTCTTTGTACAATTTCTGATCAGGCAAAGCAACTACAAAAAGAGCTAGACATCATAGCTTGTAAGTTGACTAATTGTGACAATGATGAAGAATTGGAGGCAATTAGAAAGTATTGTGAATGAGTTAGACTTAACAACAGGGCAGAGTGTCGCTCTACTAGCTATCTTGCTAATACTCTTAGTTTATGAGCTTTATAGCCTATATAATGATAACACGGATAAAACAACACCAGGGCAGCAACAAAAGAGCCTGGAGCTAAATCCTGACTATGGAGCATATATACAAATAGCAGGTAAGAGACACAATTAGAAAGGGGTATAATATGCAACTATTATCAAGAGAGGCAGAACTTGAGCTACTGGAGAAAGTGGGCAATCACTTAGAGAAAAGGCTTGAGCTTGAAAAGCAGCATAACGACGGCTGGGATTTAATTGCTAGAGCTGATCTACTAGAAAAGTTAGGGATCAGTGGAACAACGTTGAATAATTGGGAAAAACACGGCTTAAAGCCTTATCAGTCGCCTTTTGAGAACAGTAAGAAGATTTATTACCGCAAGACTGATATATACAATTTTCTTGCAGTAGATTAGGGGGGATAATGACAAAGAAAAAAGAACAATGGGCACCCACCATCACAAATCTACGCAAGGTAATTGTGGACGGTGTGGAGCAATGGGTAGAATTTGAAACAGAGGGCTATGTCATTCCTGCCGGTCACGCTTATTATGACATCCTCAGGGGAATTAACACGGAGGTACAACGGAAGAAAAATGGGAAATCGTAGGATGATAAGTAAGACAGTAACCCAAACTCAGAGATTTTTGAGGCTACCGTTAGAGGCACAGGCTCTATATTTTCATTTAATTCAAAACTCAGATGATGATGGAGTAGTAGAGGCTTTTCCTGTTGTTAGAATGATAGGGGTTAGTGAGGATAGCCTAGGACTTTTGATAGTCAAGGAATTTATCAGGCCACTTAATGATGAAATGGTTTATTTTATTGTGGATTTTCATGAGCAGAATACTGTTAGAAAAGACAGATACAGTCCTAGTATCTATAAGCATTTATTAGAAAAGCCACCTGAGAAATATACTGGTTTACCAATGGACAACCAAACGGAAACCACTGGTTTACCCAATATAAGTCAATATAAGTCAAGTCAAGATAATCTAAGTCAATCTAGGTCAAGTCAGAATGACGAGGACGAGCATGAAAATCCAATCTTTGAAAAATTAAAGTCAGCTTTTGGTCAAATGTCAGTCAATGGGACAATGATAGAAGAAGTGAGAGACTTGTTAGAGATCCATGGCAAAGAGTTAGTTATCCATGCTCTTGAGGTAACTATCCTAAACGCTGGTAAGTCAATTAGATATACCAGGTCAATTCTTTCAAATTGGCAGGGTCTAGGACTTAAAACAGTAGAGCAAGTTAAGCAGCATGAAGAACAAAGGCAAAAGCTGAAACAGTCACCTAAACAAGCTGATCCTATTAGCCGTGAGGAATGGCTAAAAACACGAACAGAGGAAAACCCATTTTAGGAGGGGAAGCAATGGAAGATAAATTTGAGCAATATAACAACAGAAAAATTAGTGATAAGGTGTGTGAAGTGCACCACGTTAATTTTTGGCAAATTTCAACACCTATTAGAGGCAGTAAGGAACGAAATATACAAGAGTTTTGTCCTGAATGTACAAAGGAGTTAATAGATAGACAAGAGCAAGAGGGAGTTAATAATACCCTGAATGCTGAGACATATCTGAAAACCTATAATGTCCTTATGCGTGACAGTACAATGCCTAGAGAGCTGAAAGAGGCCAGTTTTGAGAATTTTATCGCTGAAACAGCCGAGGAAAAGCAATTACTAGAGTTTTCAAAAGGGCAAGTAGAGAAATACTTGGACGGTATGACAGGGAATACGTTGTTTACAGGCTCTACAGGGATTGGAAAGAGTCATTTAAGCGTAGCTATTGCTAAGGCTATAAACGAGGGCTACAAGGCCAAAGGAGAGCCTAAGAGCGTGCTATTTGTCAATCTAACCGAAATCCTTAGACGAGTTCGAGAGAGCTTTAACTCTACTAGCAAAGAGGGGTACTACTCAAGAATGCTGAAAGAGGTTGATTACCTGGTACTTGATGATCTAGGAATAAAGTCAGACAATGCTAGTAGTAAAGGTAAATCAGTCTGGGAAGAAGAGTTTATTTTTGATATTCTCAGTAACCGAGACAAGACTATTATTACTACAAATCTAAGCAGCTCAGAGATTGCTAGCTTGTATAGTGATCGAGTGGCCAGCCGTGTTAGAACAGGCCTAGAGGGTAACTTTTTCAAGTCATTCACGATTAAGGATAAGCGATACTCAATCAGTAGCTTAAAGGCTAAAGTCGCTCAACATTGAGCAGGATTAAAAGGATGAGAAATTGCAATGTAACTTTTAATATGATAGAATACAGTTGGATTACCTAGATGAACTCATCTAGTGCAAAATACGGCAGGTAGCTCCTGCCTCGGTCACAGCTGTACAAAAATTGTGCAGCTGTTTTTAATTATACAAAAATAAAAAAAGCCCCACGCTCAAAGATTGGACCCAGAGAGCGTGAGGCTAGCAGCAAGAAAAAGTATGCACTGGGTGCAGGTGCACCCTTAAAAGGTGCATGCTTTGCATTCCACAAATGGAACTCAAAAAAGCTCAAAAATAAGCTAAAGTACACTAAAAAGGGTAGTAAAAAGCGTTGAATAGTTGAAAATGTCGGTTATATCAACGCTTTAGGACTACTGATATTACAATAAGTTCATATATTTCAAGTAAAGGAGTAATCAAAATGACAAACTACAAAGAAAAACACCGTTTCAGTTATAAATTTGAAAATACTGAACATGCAAAGGCAAACAAAATAGCTGAAGTGGCAAGTATTGCCATTCATGGTTATTTCATGGGTACTGGAGAAAGTCTAGTAACAGAAACAACTATTAGTGGAGATGGGACTATCACAGTAGATTATCAAGGTAGAACAGCAAAGGGGGAAGCCCTGAAACGTATCTGTTTAGGTTTTGCTAATTACTATGAACAGGATATAGAGGGAGAGGAGATTTAATATGGCACTAAATGCAGAACAACTTAAAAAGATGTTAGATAAAGGCTTTGTATTATTCTCAAAAAATGGTATAATTAATTCAGCCAAGTTACCAGAGTTTGGTAGTCTAATCATCAAAACACAAGATGGTAAACCCATTCAAAAGGAAACTAGGCAAAAAGAAAAAATTTAGCTGCTGACTAGAAAACTAGAGGCATGATATAAGAGTTTAACTACTCTTTGTCATGTCTCTTTTTGTTTTAGTCAGAGAAAGGAGGGACTTTGGGAACAGGGGTAAAAGTAAAGATAAATCTAAAAGGTATTGAGCGTAAGGTAACACCTATGGGATTAGCGAGAGCCAAAGAGGCAGTCACTAATCAGATGGTTATGGACATGCACCGTTTTATACCTAGGCGATCTGGAGAACTTAGAGGAAACTTGACTAAGGTTGATGGGAAAATAGTTTATAATGCGCCGTATGCCAGAATGCAGTTTTACGGCAAGAAACGGAAAGGGTTCGTTTCAGACAAACAGCGTAAGTTTTTCTTTGCGAATAAAGAGGAACTACTAAAATATAAAAAAACCCCAGGAACAGGACCGAGATGGGATAAAAAAGCTAGCGCTCTATATTCTAAGGACTGGGAACAAGTAGCTAAAAGAGCGCTAGAATTGAAATAAAGGAGAATTACCATGACACTACAACAAATAAAGGCACAAATTTACAGCCTAGGAACTTATAAGCAACAAAAGATTGAGGCTTATGGAGCAATGAAAAAAGAACTTTTGGAAAAAGTTCGAGATCAGGTTTTATATCAGTCTGAGGCTGAGCTACGCCTGGAGAATTTTAAGAAAGAGGCCGATCAGTACTCAGATACTGAGTATGCAAACATTCTAGCTAAGCTAGAGAACTTTGAACAGACAGAACTAGAGAAAATTAAATCAGAGTACGAAACAGTAACGGCTGATAATGTTGCTGAGTTGAACTTGCTGAGCACTATGAAAGTATCAGAGCAAGAGCTGCTAAGCTACTTAGAGAAATACAAGCGCAACCCATTAGCCATTAAAAAGTTGCATGAAATTGGAGCAGCTAATAACATTGCTTTGCCTAGCTATATCCTGAAAGAGGATAGGCTAGCTGAACTGTTAAAGGTATTCAAGCAACATGCTAAGAGCTATCATGATACTCCAATCGTCGATAGTAACGGTTCAGCAAGTGATCTAGCTTTCATGTTAGTTTTAGCTAGTGATGAATTAAATACAGCTTTAGAAACATATTCTAATCATTTTGATACGGCTCTAGGGCTTTCTGAGAGCTTGTAAAACTAGTTAAAAGTGTATCAGCGATAAAATACCCTGATACACTTTTTAGAACGGTTTACGGAGCGTTTAGAGCGTTCCAATGAAGTATAATTTCCGAAACGAACACGGTGAGAGGGTACTAAATGGAGAGAGATGTTAGAGGGCGTTTTTTACCAGGTAATCAAGTTGCTAGAGGTAATCGAGGGAATAGACAACCGAAGTATGGAAATAATAATGCTATGAAACACGGTTTATATAATCGTTATACAGGACTTTTACCTAGTAGAAATGGCGGCCTTTCAATATATAAAAACGGGGTATATTTAGGCTCTTTACATAAGAAATACTATCACACAACAGAAAAGGGCGAGATAATGATAGACGTACAAGTAGTACAACGCCTAATAGATGTTTGTAGATTGCCAGAAAGTCTTTTCGGAGATCCTGAGTACGTTGAATACTATGAGTAATGTCCGTTTTTGGACTTAACTAAAACAAAAAAAGCCAAGACACTCTCTGTCTCAGCTATAATCTCAATAATATTATTATACCACAAAGGAGGGCAAGGCATGACACCAGAGCAGGTAAAAGAAAAACTAGAGGGCGTTAAGTGGATTAATAAAGAAATAGAGGGCTTATATTTAGAGCTTGCAGCTTTAGAAAGTGGTATTATCAAAAAGCAAGAACTGAGCACTACCAGAGTACAAACAAGCAGAGTAAATACGGCAGAGAATAACCTTATAAGCGTTCTAAAACTAAAAGAGGATACTTTACAGAGAATTGAGCGACTTACTGAGGAGAGAATGGAAATATCTAGGCTGATCGATAAACTGGCCAATCCGCTTGAGCGTTCTGTTCTAAGATTTTTTTACTTGAATGATCTTGACGCTTGGGAGGTTGCTGAGGAAATAGGTAAATCTACATCCTCGATTTATCGGGCGAAGCAGGCAGCTATAGAACATTTAGCAGAAGTGAGATGATCATATTTTCTTGGTAGTAGGCGATAAAATAATTGATATTTTTAAAAGAAAATAAAAAAAGAGAGTACACACCCCCCACAGCCGAAGCCTTTAATGTAGGAGGTAGTAACTCTCATTACTTAGATTATAACCTAAAAAACATTTAAGTACAAGAATATTGTGGAGTAAAGTAAAAGCCAGTTATGGTATAATTAAGGAAGAACGCAAATAGCTTGAACCAAGGGCAGGAGGCAAGTCATGAAATTATGGACTTTTTTAAGAAAAAACGTGAAACTTGTGCTTAAAGATGGCTCAATAGTTTCAGGATTTGTCCAAGAATACTGTAGTAAAGATGACAACGATGAGGAGATTGACTCAATCGGATTGGATGTTGAAGGTACTCTTTATGAGTATTTTGAGAATGAAATCCTTAGTATTTCAGTAGGATAGTGCTTAGAACATGTGAGAGGGCTAAGAATGAGTAAACAACTTTGGAACTACCTACGCTCAAGAGTTCAGGTAGTAAATAGTGATGGTAAAATCATAAATGGACTTGTCACTGATTTTATTGACGAAATGGACAATGATGAGCAAGATGAAATCACTATCCTCATTGACAATCCTAGCCCTGATGAACCAA